TGCTGAAGACGATACCGGCACAAAGGGATCGGCGATTGATAAGGCCACCCGTACTAACACCAACTGCTATATGCGTGGTGTGAAAGAGAATATCCAATTCGAAGTTCTTGGAGGTGGATCCTGGACTTGGCGCCGAATCTGCTTTAGGTTGAAAGGAGATACGATCAACCTCGCCAACCCCGATCCTGCTACGTCACCTGTCTTTAGGCAGACATCTAACGGTATGATGCGTCTCATGACCATCGATAATACCGTCATTGATCGTGTGACCGACACGATTTTCCGAGGCGAATTTAGCGTGGATTACACAAGCGTGACCAACGCAAAGACCCACTCGAACCGTGCGCAGATTGTTTATGATCGTACGCGCATCATTAATAATGGAAACAACAAAGCGACAGCCCGCAACTACAAGATGTGGCACGCGATGAATAAGAGCTTGGTATATGAGGATAGGGAGTCTGGTGACATCATGAACCCCGCACCGTTTTCGGTGGAGGGTCCTGCTGGCATGGGAGACTATTACATTTATGATATTTTCCAAAGCAATGTTGGAGGTGTTGCAGACACGGATGTATTGTTCTTTGAACCTCAAGCTACTCTGTATTGGCACGAAAGATAGGATGGTCAATGCACACGAATGTACAGTTGACCTGTAGCCAATCAACGTCTGCTCCCGAATCCGCTAAGGGATTCTGATTAGCAATATAAATACAAGGCCTGCCCCACTTAATTTTCTGTTTATGTCTGTACTTGTCTGTAGCCCAAAACTCCTGTTGACAACCTAACCAAAACTTGTATGCGTGAAAGAATGAGAGACCGCCCTGCATATCGTCGAAGACAGCGTACTCGACGTCATCGACGGGCTCGTCAAGAGAGAACAGGCCACCAAAATAGGCGTGAGATCCCAGTGATCTTGCCCATAGGGTTTTGCCTGTTCGGGATTCTCCGTACATTACTAGAGATCTTCGTCGTCCTTGCTTAGTCAGCATAACGTCACACAACCCCTAGATATCTTTCTATTCCCTGGGCGCCCTCGAGTCGAGCCATCCGCCGCACGGGCCCTTGGGACCGCATCCCGCAGGGATGGGCCGTGCGCGGTGCGGAGACGACGGGCAAGATGCACTCACCTTGATATCCAGATCCCACCAGATTTTGTTGTACCCACTCGTCGAGCTCTGGAACTCTCTCTGTGTCGAACGATATGATTGGAGGGTGAATGTAGGGTTCTGGTTCGGGTCGATACCGCCAATCGGCATAGCATCTGAGGGAAGTGAAGTTACGCAGAAGTGCTCCCGGAGCCAACCTCTCGCAAGCTTCAAAAAACTCCTCTCTGCTTTCAGATAGGATGATTGTAGCCCATACAGAGCTAGCCTCAGGAACCCCTCTTCCGCTCGGTCTTTCGAGTCCCCCTCCGACAACATCCCCATACTTCGTCGCATAATCCCAACCCTTCTCTGGTGTGCCATAACCACGGACAACATTTGGGTGGCATCCATCCACATCGAATATACGGACATTTCTTGTGCTAAACTTCCGTTCGAACATGAAGAAAGCATGGAGGTGAACTCCTCCATCCTCGTGATCTTCACGTCCAATGATACACTCAGCTCCAAGGTCTCCAAGTCGATTGACAACGGAAATAGGGTCGAGATCGCCGCATTGAGCGTATGTGAGGAGTCCATAACGAGCAGAGAACCGAAAGGTCATGTGAGCAGACACTGGTGCAGTATGATTAATATTATATACTGCACCAGGGGCGCGGTGTCACTAAATAGCAGAGTTATACGGTCTATACGGCCTGCTTACTAGGCCAAGTATTGCCAAGTGTTGCCTGAAGGAATTAACCGAGGGCTGCTTGAAAAAGTATAAATATGACGACACCCCGCTCCTGATCATTACCTAATGGCTCGATCGAAATACTGCACACTCCCTTGTCACCCCGACAACATTTCCTGCCCTTGCAACGATAATGCCCTTCTCCAGGCTGCGGTACAGAAGGCGGAGGCCCTTCGCACGAAGAAGGCGACCCTTCCGTTTCGCCCGCCGCTCGTACGCCAAACGGCGAACATTCAGAAGGCGACGCCCTATGTCAACCCGCCAAATTCTCAACAAGACGAGCAAGAAAAAGCGTGATACAATGACCAATTGGACGGATATCACGCAAGCGAATCCCCAGTCCGGTGTGTTCTCCACAGGCTCTGCTGTGATGAACGGAGGTACCGGAACTATCTATCAAACTGTGTGGTGCCCCACTGCACGTCCTGCTGAAGACGATACCGGCACAAAGGGATCGGCGATTGATAAGGCCACCCGTACTAACACCAACTGCTATATGCGTGGTGTGAAAGAGAATATCCAATT